GGAGCTTCTGACCTAGCTACAGCGCCACGCTACACACATATCATGAAGAAGACGGCCAACGAGATTGTTGAGCTTCAGGTAAATGGTTTTTATATTGATGTAGACCTGCCTGACCCAGAGCCAGATTACTCTGATATCCAAGAAAAATATGACGAAATTGATGGCGAGACTGCCGTTATCGAAGACGATGACAGGCACACAATTCTTGAGATGCACGTTGACCTAAACATGCCAGAGCCTTTTGATGACCCAGACGGCATTGCGCGGCCATATGTTGTAACAATTGATAAGTCCAGCCTAACAATCCTATCAATTAGGAGAAATTGGTATGAAGACGATAGTAAAAAGCGTAAAAGACAGCACTTTGTTCACTACCGATACCTACCGGGACTCGGGTTTTATGGGACGGGTCTTATTCACCTTATTGGTGGTCTTGCTAAAAGTGCCACAAGCATTCTTCGTCAACTTATTGACGCTGGCACGTTATCCAATCTACCTGCTGGCCTCAAAGCTCGCGGGCTTCGTATTAAAGGTGATGATTCGCCTCTCATGCCGGGCGAGTTCCGTGACGTTGACGTGCCGGGGGGTGCAATTAGGGATTCGATTGCATTCCTTCCTTACAAGGAGCCATCATCGGTATTATACCAACTTCTCGGAAATATCGTGGAAGAGGGGAGACGGATTGGCTCCGTTGCTGATGTACAAGTTGGAAACCTCAACCCGCAAGCTCCAGTCGGAACTACGCTCGCGCTGATGGAACGTAGTATGAAGGTTATGTCTGGTGTTCAGGCTCGCCTTCACGCCGCTCTAAAAAAAGAACTTCGTATTCTCGGCAAGATTATCAAAGATTATATGGGGCCTAACTACGCCTATGATTTAGAGGGTGATTTCAACAGACAGGAGGACTTCGATGATAGGGTTGATATTATCCCTGTGTCAGACCCCAACGCCGCAACCATGTCGCAAAGAGTTGTGCAATACCAAGCGGCTATGCAGTTGGCTCAACAAGCTCCCAATCTCTATGACATGGGCAAGCTCCATCGTCAGATGCTCGAGGTGCTGGGAATAAAAGACGCTGACCAGATTGTAAAACTGCCAGATGACGTAAAGGCATCAGACCCAGTCACAGAGAACATGGGAAGCTTGAAGCAAGAGCCTGTAAAGGCGTTTAAATATCAGGACCATGAGGCGCATATTCAGGTGCATATGGCCGCCGCTCAAGACCCCAAACTACAGGAAATTATTGGTCAATCTCCTTTTGCAGGGGCTATACAGGCCGCCATGTCAGCGCACATTACTGAGCATGTGGCATTTCAGTATCGTAAAGAAATTGAGAAAAACCTTGGCGTTGCGATGCCAAATGAAGATAAGCCATTGCCAGAAGATATTGAGTTGGAAATATCCCGCTTGGCATCTCAAGCCGCTGAAAAGCTACTTCGCAAAGACCAAGCCGAAGTTGCACAGCAACAGGCAATGCAACAACAACAAGACCCACTTACTCAGATTCAACAGCGTGAGATTGCGCTCAAAGAGGCTGAGTTCCAGCATAAACAACAGCTTGATTTGGCTAAATTGCAAGCTGATATGGAAAAAACCGCCGCTAATGTGGCTGTCCAAGAAGAAAGAATTGAGTCTGAAGAGCGCAGAGAAGGGGCTAGGATTGGTGCCGACCTATCTAAAACCCGTTACGCTGGCCAACGAGAAGACTTGAAGTATGGCTTAGAGTTAGGCAAAAAAATCACAGAGGAGATAGATAATGCTGGAAGTGATAAGGGATAAGATACGAGCATATATGAATGACATTGCTGACCATATGGCTGGCGGCGGCTGTCAAAATCATGAAGAATATGTTCGTCTTGTCGGCAAAGTTGAGGCATTGGCTTTAGTGGAGCGCGACATACTTGATTTGGAAAAACGTTTAGAAGAGGCGTAGGGCTTCCGCAGTCGCCTTATATGCGATATATTGTTTTTGTGGAGACTTTCAGGGGCAACCCTGCAAGGTACTGTGAACCTAAATCACTGCAAGGAAAACAGATGTATTCTGCTGAAAAAGAAGTCAACCAATCGGTTGCAAACAAAATCCCAGAACCTTCTGGGTATAAACTCTTGATAAAACCACTTGAGGTTAAAGAGAAGACAGATTCCGGCATTTATATGCCAGATGCTTTGAAACAAGCGGAACAAACCGCGTCAGTTATTGGTTTTGTTGTTAAGGCAGGGCCTGATGCATACGGGGATACAGATAAATTCCCAAGCGGACCGTATTGTAAAGAAGGTGACTTTGTGATTTTTCGTTCCTATTCCGGTACACGGTTTAAGATTGAAAAACAGGAGTTTCGTCTTATCAACGATGACACTGTGGAAGCAGTTGTCGATGACCCAAGGGGATATACAAGAGCATGAATAATACAGCTGAAAAATTAGAAGAGGGCGCCGAGGTAGAAATTGATACCAACGAATTTGAAGTTGATATCGTAGATGATACCCCGGAAGAAGACCGCGACAAACCGCGCCGTGCAGAGGATGCAGAAGCTCAGATTCCAGAGGATGATGAGATTGCAAACTACAGCGATAATGTGCAGAAGCGCATTAAACAACTGAAGTTTGAGTATCACGAAGAACGCCGCCGCAAAGAAGAGGCCTCAAGGCTTCAAGAAGAAGCGGTTAAATATGCCCAAAAAATATATGAAGAGAACCAGAAGTTACGCAAAACTTTAGAAGAAGGTGAAGGCGTTCTGGTAGAGCAAGCAAAGACTCGCGTTGACGCGCAGTTAGAGCAGGCCAAAAGAGATTATAAAGAAGCCTACGAAACTGGCGACCCTGATAAACTCTTAGAGGCACAGGAAAAACTGTCCACTCTTCAAAATGAAAGATTTAGGGTTGAGTCTTATAAACCTAGAAAGCAGGAAGAACAGAAATTTGAAGTTCCGACTGCCGCGCCAAAAGTTCCAGAGCCTGACGCAAGAACAAAGCAATGGGCCTCAGAGAACAAATGGTTTGGTGAAGACTCAGAAATGACAGGTTACGCCTTTGGGGTGCATGAGAATCTGGTAAAACAGGGAATCAACCCTCAAGAACAGGCAGATGAGTATTATAGCCGTATAGACGCTTCTATGCGTCAACGGTTCCCAGACAAGTTTGGTGGGCAGACTATTGAGGATGCACCTGTTCGCCAAGCTGGTTCCGTGGTTGCCCCCGCAAGTCGGAGTGCAAAAAAACCACGCAGAGTGCAATTAACCTCAACACAAGTCGCTCTCGCCAAGCGCCTTGGCCTTACGGCAGAACAATATGCGGCGCAACTCTTGAAGGAGGTATCTAATGTCTAACAGAACCCCACGCTCTAATGAGTCTCGTGAAACCACAGCTCGTAAGAAAAGCTGGTCAAGACCGACCATGTTGCCTACCCCCGAACCCCGCGATGGTGTTGAATACCGCTGGGTCCGCACATCTACTTTGGGTAACGCAGATAACACCAATGTGTCGTCTAAATTTCGTGAGGGTTGGACCCCTGTAAAGGCAGAAGACCATCCTGAATTACAAGTGTTGCCTGATATCGACTCTCGATTTGAAGGTAATGTTGAGGTTGGAGGCTTGCTACTCTGCGAGAACTCAACCGAATATGTGGAATCTCGCCGTGAAGCACACGATGAGATGAACGCACAGCAGATTGAATCTGTAGATAATAATTATCTACGTCAATCAGACCCTCGTATGCCTGTTCTACAACCAGAACGGTCTACGAAAACTTCGTTTGGTAAGTGACCTAAACTAGGCGCTTACCGTTTGTTAATGGCTAGATAGAAGGAAGGAATAAGCAAATGTCTTCAACAGCCGCTCCTTTCGGTCTGCGCCCAATCGGCCGCTTGGATAATGGTTCTCAGGAAGTTTTCCGCCAGTATCCAATCGAATCTGCTTATGGCACTAACATCGCAATGGGCGATATTGTGCAACTGGTAGATGGTGGCACAGCAACCACGATTGAAAAGCAGTCCGCCACAGGTGATGACACAACCGCGATTGATATGGTAGGTATCTTCATGGGTTGTTCATACACTGACCCAAATACAAAGCAGAAAGTTTTCTCTCAGCTTTGGCCTGCAAGCACTGTTGCATCTGATGCAATGGCGTTTGTTGTAGATGACCCGAATGTATTGTTTGCCATTCAGGCAGACGATGCGCCCGCTAATGTGGACGACATCTACGGTAAGAACTGCTTGCTCGTTCAGACAGCACCAAACACTGACCTAAAAATCAGCCGCGTTGCTCTGGACATTTCTGAACTGGACACCGACCCTGAGAACCCAATCCGTGTGATTGACTATCTTGGTGGGCATGAAGGTGATGAAAAAGGCACTTCTTACCCAATTCTGGTGTGTAAGTTTAACTACCACCAGCACACATCAACCACTGGTTCTGCGTAAAGGAGTGTAGATAATGGCTATTTCACGCGCACAACTCCTGAAGGAACTGTTACCGGGTCTTAATGCATTGTTCGGTATGGAGTACGAAAAGTACGAAAACGAACATTCAGAAATCTATGAAACCGAAACCTCAGAACGTAGCTTTGAAGAAGAAGTGAAATTGAGTGGTTTTGGAGCCGCTCCGGTAAAGCCGGAAGGTTCAGCGATTTCCTACGACAACGCGCAGGAATCCTTCACCGCCCGTTACAACCACGAAACTGTGGCAATGGGCTTCTCTGTAACTGAAGAAGCAATGGAAGATAACCTGTATGACGCACTGTCTGCTCGTTATACCAAGGCTCTGGCTCGCGCTATGGCGTACACCAAGCAGGTTAAGGCCGCTTCTCTGTTAAACAATGGCTTCACCACTTTCCAGTCAGGTGACGGTGTGACTCTGTTCAACACTGCACACCCAACTGTTCAGGGTGGCAACAACGCCAACCGTCCAGCAGTTAACGCTGACCTGAACGAAACTTCATTGGAAGATGCAGTTATCAATATTGCCGCATTCGTTGACGAGCGCGGCCTGTTGATTGCGGCTCGCCCACAGAAGCTAATCGTTCCACCAGCACTGATGTTCGTAGCAACTCGTCTGCTTCAGACTGACCTGCGTGTTGGCACAGCCGACAACGACATCAACGCTCTGCGCTCAAACGGTTCAATCTCTCAGGGGTATCGCGTCAATCACTACCTGACTGACAACGATGCATTCTTCCTGACTACCGATGTTCCAAACGGCATGAAGCACTTTGTCCGTACAGCGATGTCTACATCTATGGATGGCGACTTCGACACAGGCAATGTTCGCTACAAAGCCCGTGAGCGTTACAGCTTCGGCGTTTCAGACCCACTGGGCATCTACGGCTCTCCCGGAGCCTAATTGTACTGTGGTACAAACTTTTAGATTGGGCGTCTTCCGGGGCGCCCTTTCTTTTTGTATAATGTATAGGAACCTTGACAGCCGCATGGGGCGGCTGACACTAGCCAAGACAAGGAGTTCCTCATGGCTAATACAACCTTTTCGGGGCCAATTATTTCTAACAATGGCTTCACTTCTACTGGCATCGCATTTGCCGACCTCCCATCAGCTACTGCCAACACTGGCCGAATCATATTTTGTTCTGACGCCCTGAAGGCTTCTGAATCAGCAGGTGGCGGTAGTGGCAACCTTGTGTTTTCTGACGGTGCAAACTGGATTCGTGTAGACACTGGCGCAACAGCAACCGCTTAATAGGAGGCTGATATGTCAGGTTCTGATGTAAACGTAAGCTACGTTACAGCTACGGGAACAGTTGCAAGCGGCAGACGCCGTTTGTGTGCAATCCATTATCATTCAGGTGGTAGCACTGGTAGCATTGTTCTGCGGGACGGCGGCGCTTCAGGAACAGCCATTATGACGCTTGATTTTCACGCAAACTCAACAGGTGATATTACAATTCCTGATGAGGGAGTTTTGTTTGAAACAGATATTCATGCGACATATACAAACATAGCAAGCGCGACCTTCTTTTATAAATAGGAGGGCTAGATGCCGTCAAAGTATCCCGGTGTAAAACGTCTTCCCGGAGGTGGGATTGAGTATAGAGGGTCGAAGTTTGCGGGCTTTAACAAGCCGCGCAAGTCGAACCGCGCAGGCAAGAAGGGCATGGTACTTGCCAAAGAGGGTGAGAGAATCAAGCTCATCCACTTTGGCGACTCTTCAATGGGACACAACTACTCCCCAGCCGCACGAAAGTCCTTCAAGGCTCGCCACGCCAAAAACATCGCCAAAGGCAAAATGAGCGCGGCCTATTGGGCTGATAAAAAACTTTGGGCTGGGCCGGGCGGCTCTAAGAAGTCTCCACCCAAAAGCCAAAAGCATAAGAAGTACGGAAAATGAACGAGAAAGTAGAAGTAACACTCGCTCGTTTAGAAGAGCGCATATCTCAGCTTCAGGATGAGGTTAGGCACGTCCATAAGGAAGTGTCAGACCTTAAGGCGCAGGCTAACCGCTGGAAGGGCGCTTTTTGGGTTATGATTGGGGTTGGGGGCGTTTTAGGCTCTATATCCCATATGTTTATTGGCTGGATTAAATGACTATATCCAGAGCCAACATGAAAAGCCAAATGAAAGGCAGTAAAATGAAAAAGAAAAAACCAGTAATCAAAGCTAATGTTGGAAAGTTGCTTGAAACTGTTTCTCCAGCATACTCTATTATGAAGGGCAAGGGTCCTATCGCAGATGCGTTTAGCAAGTTAGGCGAGTCTGGATTGGGCGGCATTGCTGGGATGCTTGCCAGCCAACAAAAAAACAAACGCTCTCCTCAAGACGGAATGAAGGCCGCTGGTATGCAAGGTGCTACGCCAATGTATGGTGGCGGCAAGGTAAAGCGCAAGCGCCCAATTGACGGAATAGCCACAAAGGGGAAGACCCGTGGCAAATACTGCTAAAAGAAACTACAAGAGAGAGTATAAAAATTATCACTCTTCTACAGAACAGAAGAAAAACAGGGCAAGCCGCAACACTGCTCGTGCAAGAATGGTTAAAGCTGGCGCAGTAAAAAAGGGTGACAAAAAAGATGTTGCACACAGAAACGGGAATCCAAAAGATAACCGCCGTAGCAACCTTAAAGCCGTAAGTAGAACAACCAATAGGTCATTCAAGAGGACTCGAACAGCCCGCAAAGTAAATAGGAGAGCTTAAATGTATGTTTCAGGTTCTAGCGGATTTGCAATGCCTATCGGGAAGACTGGTGACAAAAAAACAAAAATGAGGGTTCATTGCAAAAAATGCCCAAGATGTGGTGAAGACTTAAAGACTGTGTTTGTTCATGGGCATGAGCAATGCGTGACATGCGACCAAGTTATACATGATTGCTGTCAGGGAGAATGTGCATGAAAGCCGCAAAGATGATGTGCGCCAAGCGCAAAAAACCAATAGCCTTAAAGGGGGGCGGAAACCCCGTGGCAAAGAGCCTGTCTGACCCAAAATTTAAGTCTAAGGTAGTAAAGCCAAAAAAGGGGAAGGGGTCTTACACAAGGAAGGGCAAGGCCCTTTCTTTTGCATCTGGCGGCAAGTCTAAGGTTAATCAGGCAGGGAATTACACAAAGCCCGGAATGAGAAAGAAATTGTTTGAACAGATAAAGGCTGGCGGAAAAGGCGGCAGGCCCGGACAATGGAGCGCTCGCAAAGCGCAAATGCTTGCATCTGCTTATAAAAAAGCTGGTGGAAACTATAAGGACTAATGGAAAAATGATTAACCATCGGGAGCGAGTTGGTGATATGAATGGACC